GGTTTGGGCGGGTCTTTGCTTGCCACCAGAACGGAACAAAGCAAGAAGCCTAACGGTGCGCCTAAAAAATAACCTAAAACTAATAATTGCCAGCCTGCCATATCAATTCTCCTTTCCGTTTCTAAATCCAAATTCATAAGCCTGTGCAATTCCAATAGACCATATCAGCTTCATAATGAAATTAATCAAAGTGTTTTGCGTGTTTCCATTAGCAATGATCTGAAAAAGATCACATAAAGCGCAAGCGGTAATGATAAGCCATACCACACAAAGCCTGCTTTTTGTGAAGCGGGCAAGTTCTTTCATGATTTTTCCACCTCCGGCTGTATGTTACGCAGGAATGTTTCAGCGAATTTGATATCTTCATCACTCATTAAATTCGCCATTTCCTTGATTTCACTAAACTTACTGAGCGTCATTAACCATTTCCCGCAATGATTCAGGTCCATAAATATTCTTTTTTCAATCCTGGTCATGGCTGTTCTTCCTTCCTCTTACCGTAGTTACAAAAATCATTTGGAGCGACTATCTTCGGGCCGCAATCACAATAGTTATGCCATTCAATGCATATCCATTCGACGCTTTTCAGCCCTGGCTGATGAATACAATAACCGCACTCTCCACAATAGCACGCACCAGCAGCATGAACAGGGTCGATAGTTGGCATTGATTTGATTTGTTCGCAAGCCTTCTCGTTTAAATAAATCGGGGCTAAATCCGCATCAACCAGTCGCATTTTTCACCTTCTTAACTTCTCGATCGTTTCAGACAGTTTCATAACGTCCGGGTGAGATTCAGGCTTTCCGGAATTTAATTCGCACCGTCTCAGCCGTTCAAATTTTTCTATCAGGAGTTTAGGATCTCTCTTTTGCCTTTTCACTTCCTCTTCGCTTATGATGATCGGGGGGCGCAGAAAATAATGCTCTTTATTCATTTGATTCCTTCCTTTCACCGTAGCTGCAAAAGTCGTCTGACTGCATTTGTACAAGATTTTTAGGTAAGCTATGAAATTCGCAATACCAATATTCTTTTATCTCTCCGTTTTCATCTTCATACTCTCCAGATTTTTTATAACTTTTACAATCCTTGCATCTAACTATGGGTACAGCATCGTTTAAATGCAGTTTCATTAATTCCGATACTGGTGTATACTCTCCGCAGCCAAAACAGCCAATAGCAAGAACACCATTAACGATATCAATATCAAGAGCATCACCACACTTAGGACACCAAATCCCATTTTCAGCGGCTAATCCTCCGTTAACCGCGTTTAGAATTTCCTTTATTTCTTCTGGATCAAGGCCAATGTCCTCGTAAGCCTTTAAATCCTTTACCACTTGATCTCTTTCATGTCTTAGGTGGTCAAGTTCTGCGCGAAGTTTTCCGAATGTATTTTTATCCCAAAAGACAATACGCCTTTTTAACTGTATATTCTCTGATAGCAGCTTTTCAATAGCATCGGAGGCGTCTTTTAGTTCGTCCCAAGCACAAAGGGTATACATTTTTTGCAGCCTCTCAACTAATTCCTTATACATAACTAATCCTCCCAATAGCAAGGTGGTCTAATGTCTGTAATTCCAAGCATAACAGCAAGGCTTGCCATTCCTTCCGCAAACATCTCCATATTTTTAATATCATCGAAATTTGCGTTTAAATTTTGATGAGCTGTCCAAACTTTTTTTAATTCGTTCATTGCTTTTTTCTTGTTAATAAATCGAATCATAAGTCTAATCCTCCTCAGGCGGTTCTGGAAGCGGGTGGCGGTAAATTTTTGTGCCGATTATAGACTTCGCGTGAAAGCACCCTATCGGCATTGAAAAAACTGCATCGATGTTGTCATTGTCCCACACCTGCAAAAGTGCCCAAACTTTTTCCTCAGCCAGCCATACCGGCTGACCATTCATTTCTCGGAGCTCTTTCATTGTTAGCGGCTCATTTGGCTTGGTTAGGGTGGGCAATGTCTGTGCATACTCCAGAACGGATTCCACACCGAATAGGAAATGAGGGTCAGCATTTTTCTCATCGTAATGTTCGCTCCCGCGTCTGAGTGGATATTGCAAGAGTTCGTCTAAATCAATCAGTCTCTTCATCTTTCAGCGCCTCCAATCTCTTTATAAGTGTATCCGCAGCATTATCCGTTAACGGTTTTCCGCACACTGGGCAAAACTCAGCATTTGTCCAAACTACTTCGTCTCCAACAACAACCGAAAAACCACAGTCGTCTAAAAGAGAGCACTCCCAATTTTCTGGCTTTTTTCCTTCGTTGTTGCACCAAGAACAGCCTTTCCACACTTTCTCAACCTGTTCCCGACTAACGGGGTATAGAGCGGCAATAGCAATATCAAGAGCTTCATGCAATTCGATATCTGACTTCCTGCCTTCAATGGTTGTTATAGGGATAAACAAATCCCACCATGCACCATTTTCAAGAACTTCAATCGCTTTTTCCCTTGTCATAGCTCAGTCCTCCAAATCCATATATGGTTTCCAGTGTGACATCATCTTCAAAAGTCTATTTCCGTCAATCGGTCTGACTTTCATCTTTCAGCGCCTCCAACCTCTTTTCTAGTGTAGTCACCCGTGCTTCGTCTGTTTCAATAAACAGAATATCACCCTGAAATTTTGCACCCTTGCTATAGGCACATATACCGTGGCTCATGCCTCTTGCCACTGGCCCTGTCAACTCTATAATGTCGCTACTGTAGAGTTTGCCTACTATATTTGGCTTGCTCCAATCGGTGCCCACAAGTCCAAATCCGGGATTATAGAATGTGTGTACGGAATCTCCATCAGGCAGAACAGAAATAGCCTGTTCAGCCGTTATGTATATTTTCTTATCAGCCATTGTCAATCCTCCAAATCCATCTTAGCGCCACAGTTAGGGCAGTAGCTTGTTTTAAAATCATTGGTCAACCCGCATTCAGAACATCCTATTTGTAAATTGCCCACCCTTAACACAGGAAGATATTCTATCCACTTCCCATGCTTCACCTCTGCCACGTCGGCGGCGGGAAGATAATTGATAAAATTTGATGTATAACAGTTATTACATTTATTTGCTTCATAGTTATGTCCGCAATTCTCTCGACAGAGAACATTTAGCGCAAATTCCCTTTCTATGTAATCAGACATTTTCAATCCTCCTCGTCAAAGCTGTCTAAAGGGACAGAGATTTCATCTTCGTCGGTATCGTCAACAGCAACAAAGACATATCCAATCACAGGTACAACCAATTGAGAGCAATCCAGTTCTTCACCAGTACATTGAAAAAAACTGTCGCAATCAATCTCTGTAATCTTAAAGTATCTCGCCATCGTCAAGCCCTCCTGTTCCAAGCTTCGATGGCTTTATCTCTTTCATCAACAATCGTTACAATATCACCTAATTCGTTCAACTGAACCTCAACCTGATAGTCTGTTTTCGGTGCCGTTAAATTACATTTGAAACAATAAATTCCAAATTGCCACCCACGGCTTATACCTCTTTCGCTAAAATACTTTACAAAAAATTTGGCTTCACCCCCGCAAAAAGGGCACGGTTTTAATTCAGTCATGGTTTGTCTCCTTCCAGTGCCGCTCAATTCTTTTAAAAACATCTTTTGCGGATAAACAACCAAGCACGCTGTCATGTTCTCGCTCTTCCGGCGTTAAAAGGCCCATAATTTCAAGTAGATCCGATTCGCTTCCATAACTTCCATAATGTTCTATAGCGTCCATTACTCTATCAGGCGGGGATTCAACCGGATAACAAATTTGAAATCCGTCCCCAAATGGCTTCATAGTATGTGGAATTTCAGCTTCTGCCAGCATTTTGTCCAATACATGAATTTCTTGGTATCTGCTGTCGGTAATATACTTTCCTTCTGCATCGAAAAGCTGGTCATAAGTTTTTATGATCATTTCTTTTGTCCTCCGTTCCCGCCTGTTTGCGGCGGGGTTATCTCAAGTCAATACATGTGATTTCAAAAAACATATCCGCGTCAAATTCAGGCAGAGAAGCGACATATTCGACTGCTTCTCTTGGCATATCCCTCCACGCCTCTTGCCGTGCAATTTCTTCTGCGTCTTTGATAGGCGTAAGCTTCCAGTCTGAACCGTTTTTAAGATATAGGGCTTTTATGTTGTTGAATGTCGGCCTCCAGATCCCCAGCTTTTTATATAAATTATTTTCCACTTCAAGGAATCTGCCCTCTGAAACCTCTTTTCCAAATATCAGATATACTCTTTTTTTGTTTGCCAAAAATAAAGCACAGTCTACCCCATATGAATTTAATATTCCAAAAGACCCGTTCACACCGTTAGACCAGTTCACACCGTCAGACCAGTTCACACCGTCAGACCAGTTCACACCGTCAGACCGGTTCACGCCGTTAGACCCGTTCACACCGTTAGACCAGTTCACACCGTCAGACCAGTTCACGCCGCAAAGCTTATATAATCTTTTATCCTGTTTGATATTGTTATAAAACCACCACACAAAACTGGTATCGCATTTTTTCACCCTTGCGATAGTTTCTTCGTTAAGTTCACAACCTTCCGGGAAATTTCGTTTAAACCAATTCAAGCCATTAGAACACGCGCCTTTTTCTTTCAATAATTCGTAAGTAATATACATTTTCAAAATTCCTTTCTCCCGCCTGTTTGCGGCGGGGTTAATCTCTTTTGTTTTTCTGAACCCTGTTTGATTTGCCGAATTCTTGCTTTCAAAGCGTCCATCAGACTGTTCTGCGTATCAGCCTTAAGTTCCAGCGCCCGCATCACGTCTGTATCCATACCATTCTGCACCACAAGATGGTGTACAAACACAGTCTGTTTTTGTCCTTGCCGATGCAGCCGCTTATTAGCCTGCTGATAAAGCTCTAAGCTCCAGGTAAGCCCAAACCAAATAACATGGCGTCCGTCTTGCTGTAGGTTTAAACCGTAAGCACAGCTGGCCGGGTGGGCGAGAAGGACATCGATCCGGCCGGCGTTCCAATCGTCTTCGTCCCCGGGGCCCTTGTAAACACGAACCCGGAGCCGGAACTTTTTCAAAGCCTTCAAAAGCCGTTCCCGGTCATGCTGAAAGCTGTAAAACACTAGGGCATGTTCTCCGTTTAACGCTTCGATAAGCTCTAAGAAAGAATCAATTTTGCAATGGTGAATCTCAACCACTTGATGAAGATTGTCGTATACGGCACCGTCACACAGTTGTAAAAGCTTGTTGGTCAATACTGCGGCAGTTCCGGCATCGATCGTCTGGTCGTCAATCTGCAAAAGCATATCGCGCTCCAATCTGCGGTAGGCCCTTTCAGCCGCAGGATCAAGGACCACGGGAACGGTATCAAAAACACAATCCGGAAGGGTTAAGTAATCTTCCGCCCTCATGCTGATACAGATATCGCTGAGAAGGGACCGAATTGCTTCTTCCGCGCCGTCTTTCGGCTTATAAGTAAAAATAGTGGCTGCATTTCTTCGATCCGGTGTAAAGTATTTTTCCCGAAATCCCCCCACAGTCCTGCCTAACCGCGCGCCCTGGTCCAATAAATAAATCTGCGGCCATAAATCCAACAGGCTTTGAGGAGATGGTGTCCCCGTCAGTTCCACAATTCTGTCTATGTGCGTGCGGACAGATTTTAACGCTTTCCACCGTTTTGAAGAATGATTTTTAAAACTGGTTGCCTCGTCAATCACTACCATGTCAAACGGCCAAGCGTTACGAAAGTAATCAACCAGCCAACACACGTTGTCCCTGTTTATCACATAAATATCAGCCGGGGTATTCACCGCCTGCACGCGCTGTCCGGCGCTTCCGAGTATGGTAGAAAACCGAAGCCTTTTTGTGTGGTCCCACTTGTCCGCCTCCTTTTGCCATGTCGCTTCCGCCACCTTCTTTGGCGCAATTACCAAGACCTTCGAAACCAAAAAACGGCTGTATTTCAATTCCTGAACCGCGGATAAGACGACAGCCGTTTTTCCCAGCCCCATCTCCAGCCATAGCGCCAGGCAAGGAAGCTCGATGATCTTTCCCTCGCAGTATTTTTGATAATCATGGGGTGTATAAATCACGCCCGCGCCTCCTCTCGAAAAAGCTCGGCTACAAGGGCTTTCACCTGATCAATGCCCCGGATAACCCTTACGTCGGCGCCGCGCTTCCGCATCTCGTCGATCTGCCATTCCTGGATCTTCGCCAGACGGCCTATTTCGGTTTTCAATTCTACATAAACTGTTCTGCCCGCAGGGGTAATGATAATCCGATCCGGAACCCCGGGATTTGATGGGCTTACAAACTTATAGCACAACCCACCTCGTTCTCTTACCATGACGGCCAGCCGGCGTTCAATTTGGCTTTCCTTCATACCCCGCGCCCTCTTTCCGAAACGTAACTTCGCGCGCGCGCGTTATATACCCGCGCCAACAGGCGATTTAGGCGTATACATATTTTACCTAATCCCCCTATTATATATCTCTCATTAATAAGAAGGTTACAAAAGTTACACTTAGTAAAAAAGCTAGTATTCATGCGGGCTAGAGGCGTAACTTTAGGCGTAACTTTCCCTGTAACTTTCTTGTTTTTAAAGTTACACCCCGATTCCGAAAGTGTAACTTTCGTAACTTTGATTTTTGGGAAAGTTACGCCAAAGTTACGGGGAAAGTTACACTTTTCGAAACCCTTTCTGGGCGCCATAGCAGCCAAACCGCATTGCTTTGTCACACTTTTCCCAGCCTTCCAGAGGAAGAAGGATTCCATTGATTTCAATCGCGTCACTTCGTTTCATACCTCCTAAAGATCTTCCAAGAGCCTCGCACCATATTTCCTGCGCGCACACTCTGTCCCGGGGAACCAGCTCAAGATTTTCAGTTTGAAAGTCGCCGTTCCAGTATAAGATCCTTTCCTGCATAGATCTTCGGCTCCAGTCCGCGGGCACCTTCTTTTCCAAAAAATCAAGAACCGTTCCTTCCCACGGGGATTTTTCCAGGTGCTCCTGCTGTTCTATTCGGGCGGCCGCTTCTTCTGCCCCGGAAAGGAATAGAGGTTCTCCCATGGACCACAGTGTTACAGCCTCCGCCCACAACTGATCCACCTCTTCCTCCAGGTCGTTAAAAACGCTTTTTACCGGCGCCTGCACCGCCGCATCCACCGGCCAGAAGCGCCGGTTTCCCGTCTTGTCCTGTAGGTACTCCCGGTCGTTGCTGGTCCCGAAAAACACGCAGCATCTCGGACAGTCTTTTACGTGGCGGGCATAAGCTGCCCGGAACCGGTCGATTTGCTGGCTCATTAATTGCTTTACTTTATTAACGTCCGCACCCCGCATTGCTCCCAGTTCTCCGACCTCAACGATCCACACCCCCTGCAAAAGCTCTGCGGTGTCCTTGATTCTGCTGAAGTCTCTGACGCTGTCTGAAAACCACTTCCGGCCCATCTTTCGCAGCAGCGTGCTTTTCCCGATTCCCTGCGGGCCCGATATTACCGTCATTTGATCGTACTTACACCCGGGCTCCATCGCCCTTGCCACGGCGGCGGTAAAGGATTTTCTTGTCACAGCGCGGGTGTATTCGGAATCGGCGGCGCCTAGATAATCAATCAGCAGCGTGTCAAGGCGGGGGGCGCCATCCCATTTCAGTTTTTGCAGATACTCGACAACCTCATTAAAAGAATGCTTTCTGCTGTGCAGGGAGAGCGCTCCGTCAACTTTACTGCTGTTGGTCAGGCGGTATCGTTTTTCCATATACCAATAAAGCCCGTAATTGTCGTTGTCGTCCCATTGTCTTCGGCCGGAATCCTTGCTCCACGGCAGCGGACCGAACACCTCCGCTCGGTTGGCAAACTCATTCAGCGCGAATCTTCCTTTTAAAAGGGGATCGTTTTCCAATATGATCCAGGCATTGTCTATGGTGTTGTCTATTTCTCCGTTGGCCCCTGTGCGGGAAAGCTTCTCTTTCCAATGTGGGTCCTCCGGCGCCTCCTCTTTTACATGGAGCTGTGCGAAATCCTTGGTAACCTCTTGCTCTCTTTCCTGGTCTATCTTCTGGATTACCGCGGGATCCTTGACCGCCAGCTTCCGCATTTCTACGAAGCTGGGCAGTTTATTGACCGGGGTATCCGGCTTTACCCCGTCGTCCATACTGCCGTAGAGGTGCAGCCGGCATAAATCAAAAGCATTGCACAGTCTGCCGCCTGCGGGGTCTGTGGCATGGTGGGAATATATAAATTTCCCGTCCTCATAAATAATCGCGCCTCCTGTTGTGGATCCGCCGGTAAAGGTATAGCGGCCTGGGATTTCTGTAGGAACATAGACCCCGGGAATATATTTTTCCAGTGTGTCATAAATGCTGTAGGTTCGGCAGAAAGCGCCGACGATGCCGCCCTTTTCCTCTGGATCGCCTTGCTTTGCCGCCAACTTTACCCGTGCTTGCTGAGAACCGGGAACCTGAGGCCAGAGATGAAAAGCACGCCAATCCCGATACTGCGCGAGCACACCGTCGGCGGAAAGAAGAGGCTTGTCTTCCTGTTGATAGATGTATTCCCCGTCGGAACAGCACGACGGCCAGTACATCAGCCGGGAGGCCTCGAAGGTCGAAGGGTCAAACACCTTCATGCTGGGATCGATATAGCTTGCTGTTTTTCGCGCCAGAGGCTCATATTCGTCTGCGCTTACAGTCCTGTCGGTTGGGATCAGAACCCGCAGGCGCGGTGCCGCCGGTGAATGTTTCCGCGTGGAGTAGGCGCAGTATCCGCAGCCTAAAGCGCTCAGCCGCCTGAGAATATCGGGCGCGCCGCCGGGAGGGGCATTATCCAGGTCCAGGGTAATTATGTCTCTGCCGGTAACCGCCGCGGCTTTGCGCCTGCCGTTTTCCAAGGTTCCGGCCACATAGCCGCCTACGTCCTTTAGTTCGTCCTGACGCGGCTTTTTCATTGCCAGATATTCCGCCATAGTCTCTGTCCCTCGGGCGGGCACCTTCAGCTTTTCCCACAGCTCGGCAAGATACAGCTCTTGGGCGGGCCAGTACGCGGCTTTCCGGCTGCCGGCGGTGCAAATTGTTATTTTTCGGTCGTATTGCATGGGAAACGTCCTCCGTCAACATTCTTCGTTTACCAATGCCCAAAGCAGCAACAGGTAGTTAATGCTGTCTGTGATTTTTTCCTCCCACATAGAAAGGGAGGGGCTGCCGCGTCCGGAACACAAATCGTAAACGCTTACGGTGTGCTTCGCCATCATGCCCGCCAACGCCTGCACAGGCGTAATTCCTTCGATTTCCGCCGCAACCTTAAAATTATGAAGCCTATCCTCCGTCGCATATTCCGTCGCTTTTATATTTAAAATATCGGAACAATGATCCATCTGATTAAATATTAGGGTCGTGAAAGTATCGGTATCCATTTTTGTTCCTCCTTAATCCTTTGTATAGTAATCGCCTACCCAGCCGTCTGCGTTTAAAGGGAGACCCGGCGCCCACGGGATAGGCTGGCTCATGATCCCGCACACACGTTCCAGTTCTTTTTCAGCAGGGCCCGAGATCTCTTTTTCGATGATGACTTCATCGTGTACATGAAAAACCACGGGGCAGCCGGAGGCTTCCAGCTTGCCGATGTTTTCAGCCAGGCAATCCCTCGCTACCGCCTGGACGCAGTTTTCCACCAGCTTGCCGCCGTAAGTCTCAATGGCTTCCCATTTCTTTGTGGTCTGGTTCATTCCCAAATACTGGAGGCTCTCCCGCCCGAAACGGTTCTGGCCCAGCTTGGGCTGGGCGTAAAACAGCTTGCGCCCGCTTGGAAGCTGAATGGTCAGGAAGTAGCGTTCCCGGTTTCCCTCGATACGGAGCAGCAATCCTCGGACGGCATTTGTCCGGCCGGTTCTAACGGTATCCACCGCCGCGTTTTCCATGGAGTACCACAAATCCTGGATCCGTTTATTGGAAGCCCTCCAGCGCTGGACGATATCCGGCAGCTCCTCCTCCGGAATTCCCATTTCCAAAGCACCCATATTGATCAAGGCGCCGGTGCTTCCCTGGTATCCCAGGGCAAGGGTGGCAACCTTGCCTTTTTGCCTCAGCTCATATTCCGGATTTCCTTTTTTTATTTTTTCAATGGGGACCCCAAACATCTGAGAAGCGCAGGCCTCGTAGATTTTCCCGTGCGTCCGAAATACGTCTAAAACCCATTCTTCCCCGGCCAGCCACGCGATCACACGGGCCTCGATCGCGCTGAAATCCGCGTCGATGAACCGTTTCCCCGGTGCGGGAACAAGAGCGGTCCGGATCAGCTGGGAGAGAATATCCGGTACGGGTCCCGCCAGCAGATCAATTTTATCCACCTCGCGCTTTTTCACCCAGCTTCTCGCGGCGCTCAGTTCCGCTCCATGGAGGCGGGTTCTGGGAAGGTTCTGAGGCTGAATGATTCTTCCAGCCCAGCGGCCGGTCCTGTTGGCGCCGTAGAACTGAAGAAGTCCCCTCACCCGGTTATCCTCACAGACTGCCGTTTCCATTGCGGCGTATTTTTTCACGCTGGTCTTTCCAAGCTCCTGACGGATTTCGAGCATTCGCCGGACGTTTTTGCTTTCCAGATTCCGGTTCAAAAGCCCGGAAACCGTGGATTTCGTCAGGCTGTCAATTTCAAATCCGGTTTCGTTTTCGAGCCAGGAGGTCAATTGGGATACGCTGTTTGGATTGTCCAGCCCAGATAGGGAAACCGCCTCTTTTGTGAGGCGGGCTGTTGTGATCTCGCTGCACTCCAGGGCCCCTTCGACCAGTTGTGTATCGAGGCCTACGCCCCTTTCATTGATCGTGATATCCTGTTCCCATTGCCTTTGAATCTCGTCAGGTACCGGCCAAAAGGACAGCCGCCGCTCGATTTCCATTTCGGTTACTACGTCTTGCTGGTTGTACTGTTTAAAAAGCTCCCATTTTTCCGGTTCGTGCCCGGGAAGCACTCTAGTTCGTCCTCCGTTTCGTGCCGTCGGCTTGCACGGGACGCAAAAAGTACGGATCAATGCCTTCCCGGTCTGAAGCTTTCTTTTGTCTTCTGAAAGCCCCAGCGCCTTGCCGGCAGCGTCAAGGCTGGCCGGGTACCCGCAGTACAGCGCGTGAAGCATGGTATCCCGCCATTGGCTGATCGGCAGCATGGCCCCCAGATATCGGGAAAGGCAGTACCATTCGAACGCGGCGTTATACGCGTGTTTTTGGATTTCCGGATCCGGCAGAGCCTTAAGCACGGATTCCGGAAGTTGATTTTCCGTGGTAAGATCGCATATCTGTACCGGGCCAAAATTCCACGACCATGCGAATAGAAGGATTTCGAAATCCGGAGACTGGGCATATTTATATAACCCCGCCTTGGCAATAGGGACGCTGCTGTAGGTTTCGATATCTATAGAAAGATGGCGCATAGCTTACTCCTAAGAAAGATTAGGGAGCCGCGAGGGCTCCCGCAAAATGATTGGATTATCTCTGCTGAGGAGGATATCCGGGGATTCCAAAGTCATACATAGAATTCGCCGGCTGATATTGGCCTGCCGGAGGATAGGCGAAATATCCCTGCTGAGGTTCCGCGCTGAGCGGCTGGAAATCGTCTTCTACCGACGCGCGGGTAAAGCCCAGCGGTTCCCCGTCCGCGATTTTCTGCACGTTGTCCAGACTGACTCCGATACCCTTATTTTGAGGGTTGTTATACCCGAAGAAGGAAATCCCGACATTGGCGTACATACCGGAATAGATGGCGGTAGGATCCAGGATATCCTGAAGGTTTCCATCAACCACCTTTGGCCTTATGTCGCTGCTTGCCGTGAATACCCAGCAGCCCCTGCACTCCGGTCCGAAAGCCTGTCCGTCGGAAGGCCTGACGCCGTCTCCGTCGTGAACGCTGTGCTTGGGCTGTGCGGGAAACGCGGCTCCGTATTTCACCCGCGCGGCTTCCGTTGCGGCACGAATCGCCGCGTCGATTTTCGCTTTGTTGTCCTCGGAGGCTTTGGGAACGAGAATCGTAGCGCCATAACGCTTTTTGTCGCTCCCCGGGCTGCCCCAGGGTTCGGTTAAATGGGTATAGGATAACCGTACATTTGTTAATACCACGTGGGTGGGATTTGTGTTTGCCATAATAAATAACTCCTTTTTCTTTTATAAATTTGTAAAGTCTTCCGCCGCGGTAGGCTTCGCGGCATAAGCCGGGCGTTTATCCGTTTCCGGCGCGAGTGTCGGCTTTCCCGGGTACTTTACCACATGGCCGCCGGCGATCTCCTGAAAAGTTTTTTTGCCCAGCTGTTTTTCCAGATAGGAAAGCGAGTAGGGTTCTCTGTGCCACAGCATTTCATCTTGAATTCCCGCGGCTTTTAAGGCGGAAAATGCTTCGTCCATGTTGTCCCAGTCACGTTTTGACCGGCCCTCTACCAGCTTCCAGCCTGGGATTTCACTCCCGGCCAGAAGGACCTGTTCCGCATAGGCCTTGATGGCGTCTATATATTTGACCAGCGGATCCGCCAGCTCCAAAAGCCGTCCGACCTCCGCGTCCGTCAGTAACGGGGGCTTTTTCCCTCCGAAGTCCTCCACCGCAGAGATCACAGCGCTGTTTTCCCGGCAGACTGCCCGCGCTTTGCAGAACCGGCACCAGTCGCCCCGATGGTATTCACCGCAGTCTCCGGCTGCCTTTTCCGCAATTGGGCGCACAGTAAACACCCCCCAGTCAATCAACGCGTCTCTCGTAATGCTGTACTCGTTGACCCCTCCAGCGCGGGGCTGGACGATCGCCAGACGGACCGTTTTAATGTCGTAGACCGTCTCATACTCCATGAGGGCGCCCAGGCCGTAAAGCATGAGCTGCGGGTTATTCTCCGCGGACACCGGAACCCCTTTTCCGTGCTTGTAGTCCGTGACGTACAAATCTGAGCCCTGAATCATGACGCAGTCAGCGGTGCCGAACCCTTCCGGGACAAAAGAAGAAAAATCAACCCTTTTTTCCACGGCAATAAAGGGCTTGGCCGCCATGCTGTTGGCAAGGTCCGTTATGTAGTCCAGATATTGATCGGTGCAGGAATCCATCTCCGTCTGGTACAAAGGATCCTTTTTTAACTTATTCATTCGGGTGGTGTATGCTCTGGCGCCCATTGGTTCCAGGAATTTTTTGCGCAGCTTCAATTCAGCCACCGCGTGAGCCAGCCGGCCCTCCTCCGCGTATTCGCTTTTTGTGTCGGGCATGTCTTTTGTCAAGCTCACCGACCCCGGGCAGTTAAGCCATCTGTGGGCGCTGGAAGCGCTGAGCACCGCGTGGTTTTTAGGCGCAGGCATGGTCGTCGTCCTCCATATTGGACAGTGCGTAATCGATGCACTGCTCCACGATATTTCCTAAGGGAAGCCCGGTTTTTGCTTTTAAGGAAATCAGGATTTGATAGTAGCAGGGTTTCAGCCGAATGATCGGCTGCTTTAACTCGGAGGCTTCCGGAACAGGTATTTTTAATTTAAAAGGTTCCATTAAATTCTAGCCCCCAGTCCTCTAAGTTCTGTGGCAAAGGCCCCGTATTGTTCGGAACGCAGTTCCGGAATTCTGCGAATGCCGAATTTTTGCAGCAGTCCTTGCAGCTGCTGGGCTTGTCCCTTGTCCATACATTCCGCACAGGCAGTTTGAATCATATCAAAGGTGTATTGCGGGACGGAAGTCGGCACAGCGGGAAGATTCTGCACAGGATCCGCCGCAGATGGCGTTACGGGAATCCCCGCCGCGGGTGCTGTCTGCGGTATTTGAGCCGCAGGCGCGGGAGGATTGATACGCGCTTCGGGGCTTCTCTGTTCTCCCAGCCGGGAAAGCAATCCCATCAAAGCGGGGTCGGCATGAATAACGACGTCAATTGTAAAGTTGGACATTGACTTTTCATTCCTTTCTGTTTAAAATATAGATAATGTATTTTTGCTTGCCGCGTTCCTGGTGCCAGCCGGGGCGCGGCTTTCTTTATACCTTGCGTATCTGCCCCTGTTTTTCAAGGCTTGTCTCAGCTTCCGGTTCCGGTACCGCTCGCCAATATATGCCGCTGTGAATACGGCGCTCCATACCGCCAGAACGATAAACGCCACCGTCATTTCTGTGCTCATGTGCTTGTCCTCCTTTATGGTTTTACGCCTCTTTAAGAGATTTACGCCAT